TGACATCCTCATCAAAGGATGCATACATGGCCTCCCCGTCCACCGGCTTGTCATCAAGGTACAGTATGAAATGCCCGTTTAACATCCAGTGGCGTGCCAGCCCCGGGCGGTTAGCCTCTAACAGCTTCAGAACATCAAACGGGGTATCTGCGTAACACTCCCACTCCGGCAGGAAATCCTCTGCCAGTGCGCCGTGAAACTCTACCCGTTTCTTAGGTGCTGGTATAAGCAGTTTGCTGGCGGCGTTGTCGCCCACTGTAGCTCTCCTCCTTTACGTCTGAAGCGGTAGCCGCCATTTGTGTAGAGCGCCATGTCAGTGATGCCTTGATTATCGGTTTCACCAAAAAAGCCAACATCCCCCTCCTCCCAGCCGGTAGCCACTGTAAGAAAGCCACGTGCCAATACCAGCCAGCGAAAAAGGTCTGTCAAGTCAAAACCGTCCTCCCGAAAATAGATGCGGCGCTCAAAATACACCTCCTCCACACAGGTAAACTCATCAAACAGTCCTGCCCGGTAAGGCTGCTCTGCATCATCCTGTGGCTTGGATGTAAAGCTGTAGCTGTCCAGCCACTCCTCACCGTCAAATACAAAGATATACCAAGGCACCGCCGTAGCCATCTGGTGGCGAAGGTCCGCCACAGATGGTGCATTATTTTCCCAGCCGCCTATTGGGCGGTGAGAGTGCACGATGCCTGCCAGTTCCCGGGAGTAGCGTAGGTAGTCCGTCACCGATACAGCAAAGGACACCTCATCCACTTCCACACCTTCCGGTAACTGACCCTCGAAACCGGAGGCCATGTCCGCCACCTTGTTTTCCAGCGGCACATAAGTCTCATCGTTTAGAATGAAGCCCACCCCCTCCCCGGGCACGCTACTAAGGTGCTCCAGTATCTGGTTATGCACGGGGGTCTCCTATCGCCGGAAAGCCCTTGTAAGGAAGCTCAGCCGTGGCACCAAAGCGCAGCTTACAGTCGCTCAGGCGCTGCCCACAGTCATCCTCTGACCAATCTCCTCCGGCGCTACCATCCTTTTTGAAGTAGCTGCTGCCCACATAGGGGCAATCCACATTTACGGTGCTGTCATTGATGTCATAAAAGGTGTCCGCCGTACCCTTGGGTGTGCGGTACTTGCGTGGGCACACGTGTTTCATCATGCGCCGCCCAAAGGTGGCCTGCTCCACATCTAGCGGGGTGGCTAACAAGAATACAGCAACATCACTGTTGATTGACTTGAGTTGCCTGATGACCCACTCAGTCTGTTCAATAATCTGCGTGGTATCCGGGTCGCTGCCATCGTCCAGATTCTGGCGGTACACTTCCCGATAGGTGATGCTGGCACCAATCAACTGGTCACAGGTTGCCACCGGGGAAAACCAGTAGCGGTCCACGTTATCAATGGTTAGCGCGGGGCGTGGCAGGGCACCACTGGAGCGCACCTTGAAACCTGCCAGTTTATACTGCCGGGCTATGTAGGTATTGGAGTCAAAGTCCACCGCGTCCAGCGGGTCATACGCCCCATTGGTAAAGTACAAATCACCAAGGTCCACGTGATTGATGTGTAACAAGTCAATGGACGCATCTTGTATTAGTTTCTGACTTTCTGATGCTACAGGCATTGGTTACGGTCCGAAAAATTCCTTGAGGGTGATGGTCACCTGTTTACTCACAGAGCTTGTCCAGCGATGCCCTACTCGCTCCACAGTCCACTTCCGGCTGGTTACTTCATCTGGCGGGGTCCAGTCCACACTGGTCACACCATTAAGCGCTTTGAGCGCAGCCACCAGTGTGGCTGCCTCTGCGTGGGGCATCCGCACATAAGTCACCCGGTAGGTCTCACGATTGTTATTGATGCCGTGGGCAGCTAAACGGCGGTAGCCGTCACCTAGGCGGCTCGCCCGGCGAGCAAAGGTGGCCGTGGCGTCTGCACGGGATACACTGGTCTCACTGGGTAATGCTGCCATTAGCGCTTCCTCGCTTTCTCAAGGCGTCCACCAAACTGTAGCTCCTCCTCAAGGCGGTCCGTGAATATCTCACTAACCGCAGCAGCCACCTCATCTGCATTCATGCCTTCCCCGCTCACATAAATCTCTGGTGGGCCTATGCTGATGTGGGTGGTGTCTCCACCCCCGGACATGGCTACGGACTTGCCGCTATTGATGCCTTCCAGCAGGGGCAAGAATTGTTTAGTGGCGGCCGCGTTCACTACAAACTCACCATCTGACAGGCGAGCTAAGTTAGAGTCACTGCGCGGCCCACCGGAACCTCTGAAAAGGCCACCGTCCGCTAACGCTGTGACCCCTGCAATGCTCTCAGCCAAGGCAGTAGTGGCCCCTATACCGGCCATGGCCCCTTCGGCGTTCCCTCCGGCAGTGGCCAAGGACGCCAAGGCTGCGGCAGGTGCCCATGCTGTGGCCAAGGCTGTGGCCGCTGCGCTCCCTGCTACCGTCACAGCAGCCAGCGCTGCGACAGACACGGCCGTAACCTTGGCAATATCCTTAATACGAGCATCCGCACCGCCTGTGGCTCCCCCCTTCATCAGCTTTTCCTGCAACAGCCAGTTGAGGGCTAACTGGATACCCATTTTTATAAGCTGGCTGAGGAGTTCCGTAGCAATCGTTTTACCGAGATTTGCCATGGCCTCTGACATGCTCTCACCAAACAGGATGCCCTTGGCCAGCGCTGTGGACAGTCCCTGTATAAGTGTGCCGTCCGGCCCCAGCGTGTTATTCAGCATGTTAGCGAAGTCTAGGAAATTCAGTTGCATGTCCAGAAGCTGAGAATTGAACCCGGCAATTAAGGCCTCATCAAACGTGCCTGCATTGGCTAGGTCCAGCGCCGCCTGTTCCTGCTTCAGCGCTAACAGTTCGCGCTCCACCGGGATACCTTCAGACGCCAGCGTGTCATAGTTTTCCAGCAATACGCGCTGACGGTCCAGCAATGCCTCCTGTGGGCCACGCAGGCTGTCCATGATTTCCGCCTCAATCGCGGCTGCCTGATTCAACCTTAGTTGAGAGTCCAGCATCTCCAGATTAATGCCCACCAGCTCGCGCTCTAACTGGTCAACTATTCTATGGAGGTCCGCGTTGGGGTCCGCATTCTTAAATTCCTCCGGCTCCTGTCCGGGCAGGAAGGGACCTGTTAGGCGAGCACGTTCAGCACTTTCCTTTCTCCTTTGTTCAGCCTGTGCGGCTCTGGCACGCTCCCTCAGCCTGTCAGAAACATGCTGCACAAAGGGGTCCACTGCATCCCCAATAATGCCCAACCCGGAGCCAATAGCCCCGGCAATCTCTCCTACCCAATCTGTAGTAAAGGCCTCTGTAAAAGCGGCCGCTGCGTTGGCCCCCATGTCAGTACCAAGGTCCGTGGCCCCACTCACCAGATTACGAAAGGCAGATGTAGTCCCGCCAATATCGCCCTCCACCAAGCTACTAAAAATATCTACAAAATTTCCACCTAGCTTTCGCAGCTTGGTCATCTCATTGACAATGTCCCGGATAACAGATGCGATGGCAGAACCTACCCCGGTCCAGAATCCAATAACCATACTGACCCAACTGCGCAAAAAATTGGCCACACTGGTTAGTGCTGGAGTAATGGTACCAATCCACTTCGCCACGTCTGCAAATATTTTACCGGCCTGCGTGCCCCACCAGCCCAGATACTCACCGGCCAGATTGAGCACGTCTCCCAGCGTTACCATCCCGTCACTGGTCAGCTTGATGTCATGCCGGAAGAAAGTAAGGGCACCTATCACGGCAGTCAGGCCCACCAGCAGCAGGCCAAAGGGATTGCGCGCCATAGCTGCTGTCATCCACGTGATGCGTGCAGTGGTCGCTTCCACTATCCCGGAAAAAGCCAACGTGGCCCCGCCTGCCACAGACATGCCTGCTGTGTAGGGGATAAGGGCCTTGGCCACCACCCCCGCTGCAATAGTGGCACCCAGCGTTTTCATGGCAGCCACTAGTGTCCCGGCATTTTCTGCCATAAAGGCTAGTCCATCGGCTACGTTGTGGACGGCTTGTGTCAACTTGTTATTTTTATCAAGGTCTCCAAGCGCAAGTAACAAAGCTTCCCATCTGGATTTGACGGCCAGTAATGCACCATTCAGGTTCTGGTCCATGATGTCCGCCACTTCCTTGGCGGTACCGGCAGCCTGTAATAGCTGTTTAGTGAATTCATCCACCTCACCACCGCTGATAGCGGCTAACAAAACCTCAAACGCGGGGCCGCCTCGGGTACCAAACAGCTTTCCGCCCAGCCCTTTTGCGCCAGCCTCTGCCAGCCGCTCCATGGCTGTGGAGAGTCCCACCACTTTAATATCCACATCCGAAGCTTCCAAACCGAGATTGCGCAGGGTATCCACCATCTCCCCGGAGGGGTTAGCAAGGTCCAGCATAATTTTACGCAGGCCGGTACCTGCAAGGGTGGCCTGTAGGCCAGCATTGGACAGCGCACCAATAGCCGCGCTGGTTTCTTCAATTTCCACACCAAAGGCAGCAGCTACCGGTGCGGAGAGTTTCAAGGCATCACCCAGTTGCTCAACATTGGTGTTAGCACTGATCACGGTCTTGGCCATGACATCCACCACCCGGCCCATCTCTCTGGCGGGTAGGCGGAAAGCCTGTAGGGCGTTGGATGATATGTCAGCCGCCCGGGCGAGGCTTAGCTGTCCCACCTGTGCGAGCCGCAGAGTTCCCTCAGTGGACTCTAAAATCTCAGCCGCTGTGAAACCTGCCCGGCCAAGAAACTCCATGCCCTCACCTGCCTGAGTGGCACTGAAGCGAGTGGTGGCACCTAATCGCTTAGACTCCTCTGACAAAGCCGCAAACTGGTCCCCTGTGGCTTGTGTGACAGCCTTGACGGTAGACATAGTCTGCTGGTAGCTGGCCAGCGTGCGAATGCCGCCGGTTGCAATAGCCCCACCACCCAGCAAGGCGAATGTGCGCCGCAGGGTGCTGCGCAACTTATCCGCTTGTGCCTCAACACCTTGGAGATTCTTTTTGACTGCACGGCTGCCAGAAGCGGACCGCCGAGGGTCCACCACCACATCTACTCTGTACTCCTCAGCCATCAGCTATCACCCTTTGGTGGATTTTTGTCATGCCATTCCCGGTAAGCTGTATCCATTCGACTTGTTAGGAAAATGAGTGCGTCCGTTAAGTCCCGGGGAAGTTTGTGGTAGTTGGCATATCTCACCTTTGCGCTCCACGGTATATCTCCTGTGGAAAAGCCCACGGGGCGCTCACTGCTCAGGTTCCGCCAAGCATCGAGCATCCAAGTCTCCCCTTCCGACAGGTGGGGAGCCTTAAGAAACCAATCCGGCGGGTCTCGCCCTTTCTCAAACCCGGACTCTACGGAGTAACCATCACGCGAATAGCGACACTCCCATGCAATCCGGGCCGCTAGTTTCCCGCAGACGCCTCAAGCTCATCAGGGTCTATACCCTCCTCATCCTCAAGGAAGTTGAGAAGCTCACCACAATGCGTGCGGAGGCCATCAAAGATGTGATTGGGCAGCGCTTTCAAAAAGTCCGCGCAATTTTCCCGTGAAAAAGGCACCTCCTTTTGGGCCTTGTTCATCACACCTCGCCAGCCCACCACGATGTACTTGGCGTATAGCTCGCGGTCATCGTCGCGGTTTTCCCGAACTATAGCGGCCGAAATCTTACGGCCCTGCTGCTTGCCCATCCGGCGTAGCATCGTCTGGTAGTAAGGCCGGTTAGTCTCCGCTGCGGGCGTCACCACCAGCACAGGTTCATCAGCAAGCTCATAGATGGTGTACTCGGACGTGCTGCCCTTTTCCACCTCCTGATCTGAAAAGTCGAATTGGCTCATTTGTTTCTTAATTCCTATATTGGTTCTATCTTGCAAAAACCCCCGCACACGGCGGGGGTTTCTGGGGTCTGCACGGTACCTAGTTAGAAAGCGGCGGGCCTCTTACCGACTAGGACCTCGCGCTTATGGTAACGCAGGAAAGAGGCTCACGCCAAGGGAGGTGCCCAGTGTCGCATCATTGAAGGCCTCCCCCGTAATGTTGATGAGCACCGATTCATTTTCCGGGATTTCCTTGTCACCACCACCCAGTGTCATGGAGGGTATCTCAACATACACCCCGCCATCATCATTGCGCAGGGAGAAGTCCAGCCCCAGTGTTTCATTCTCCCGGATGGCCTGCACCACCGCTGAGTTGGTGAACACCAACTGGCCCTCAAAACCCACCTCAAAGTTGCCATAGTTGACATACTGCGCACCCAGTGTGCCCAACACCTTCTCCGGCGAGATGTTATTACTGAGGGTTAAGGACAAGGATTTGAAGTCCGTGGTGATACCCGTTTCATCCACCTGCGTCACGCGCATGCGCGCAATATCCGCTGAGGTGTTAAACGCACCTGTCTGCGTGGGGTCTACCGGGGTGGCCGCATTTGTCTTGCGGGAGGTGGTGGGCACCGGAGTGTCCGTACCCACAAAGGCCGCCGTCATGGTCGCCTTGTCAGTCAGCGGCAGGGTAAAAGTGAAGCTGTCACACAGGTTGCCCTCGGGGTACTCATAACCATCCGCCGGGCCAGTTTCCAAATCCGGCCATGTAGCCTCAAACTGGATGTACTGCTCAAGGAAGTCCGCGTGGTCAACTGCCACGTTACGGATGAATTGGCCAAACAGAATATCCACGGTCTCACCCGTGCCCGGGTCTGTCGCCATCCCGGCACCCAGCTTATCCAGTGTCAGGGCACCGGAGGCAATAGCTGTGATGCGTGCAAAGCCTGTAGCGGCGCTAAACTGCTCACTGGAGGTCAGACCACCAACGTGGATGTATTGGCCCACAGAGAGCCCCAGCGTGCTCCAGTCGGCTATATCGGCCGCTGAGGTGAGCGTACCCACCCCGCTGGTCACGTCAAGGTCAAGGTCCCCTGTGCTGCACCGGACGCCTGCAAGCTCTACAGTGGCGTTACTGGGGGCAGTCTCCACAGAGTTGCCTGCTACATCTATCTGCGTGTCCGAGGAGGCAAGGTCCGCTGACAGCGGCTTAAGGCCATTGTTGGCCGACAGGGCGTAGCCGCGTGCGAAAACCAGTGTCTTGGCACCGGCACCTGCATAGATGGCCTTGGACCCCTGCGCAGCCGTCGCTGCTGAAATAGTGTAGCCACCGGAAGCAGCATTGGCACCCCGCCAGACCATGTCCCCATTCACCGCTGTGGAGAAGCACAAGGCCTCCATGAAATGGATGAGGTGATCAAGGGTCAGGTCCCCTTCCCACTCCACAGCAGAGTCAAGGTCTATAATCGTACCCTTTCTGCGTTGACGGTCCTGCGAGATAGGATTACGGGCAACGGTACTGATGTCCGCGCCAAGGGAATTGATGTTGTTTGGCTCCAGCGTATACCACGTAGGCGAGCCCGGCAAAACAGCCCGGGAGTCCTCTTTGGCAAAAGCCAGTCCTGCTGCGTTTGATAGGATTCTGCCCATGGGTCAGCTTCTCCAATGTTGGTGTGGTTCACCTTGTTTGATAGTAGACAAAGGCTGCCTCCATCACAACTAGGTACTCATCCTCATGCGGCCCGGATTCCCGGGCCCGCACGTTATTAACTGTTACGCCATCGAATGACGCGCCTTCAAAAATTCCACGCAATTCCTCAACCAATACATCACTGGTGTAGCGCCCCTCCCCTTTCGGGGTAAACACTTGGAGGAGAAATATACCCTCATTCCAATACTTGCGGTTTGGTGCCCTGCCCAGAGTTTCCTGCTGCCGTTCAAGGTGTCGAACCGCCGCCCGCACCCAAGGCTTCCCGGTTGCCTGCACTGGCGTTGCACGCCCGTCAGGCTCGTTGTCCAGCACGAAGGGTGCAGTGCTGAAATTGTCATTTAAGCGTTGGTAGAGTGCGGCGTTTGCTTCGTTCAGTGTTGTCACACGTGCACCCTTTTCTTAACGCCTTCCTTGACGCCTTTCTGGATGAACGCAGACGGAGCTTGCCGTGAGTGTCCATCATTCAACTTGAGAATGTAGGGCACGTTGTTGGAGATGTAGATGAGCGGCCCGTTAGCGCCCAACTGAAAGGAGAGGACAGATGCCACCCCCTGCTGTTGCTTGCTGTTCGCTCCGCCCACCTTCGGCTCCACACCTTCCAGATTCTCCACCCACGCAACACGCAGGTTGGGTATCCAGTTGGCACGTGCCCACCCCACGTCAACGGGGGTGGCCTTGACCAGCACTCCGTGGATGTTGAGTGTGACACGTATAACAACCTGCTCAACGTGTTCCTCAAGTCCCCGGAGTATCCGATTAAGCTGGCTGCTGTTCCGCGTGGCCATTCTCTGCCAGCCATGCGTCCAGATTCGCAGCCCCTCTGCCCTTGGCAACTTCCTCACCATCCACAGACACGGACCAACGGCCCCCACCCTTGCGGTTGATGGTTACGCCGGAGGCAGCTTGCTGCTCCTCCCGGGCCGCCTGAGCCACGCGCTTGTTCAGAGGTAGGCCCATGGTCCACTTGGTCCACCCGTGCCCCTTGGGGCCGATGAGCTTGCGCTGGTAGAGACGTTTGAGACGGAAACGGCGGACAATGTCCTTGGGGACATCATCACCCGGATTCAGAGTTAGGTCACCACCCAGACGGATGTGCCGCACTGCGGTGAATTCCATGGCAGGGCGAAACAGGGGCTGGCGTAGTCTATTAGTCATAATGCGTTAGCCTCTTTGTTACGGAGACAGGGCGGCCCGTGTGGGCGGCCCTGTTACCTGCTCCCTTGCGGGGTTTGCAGTCAGGCTACCGTTAGCTGGCGTCGGAGACGCTGTGCAGGTAGTAACCGAGGTCAGACGCGATAACCTTCTGGTCAAACGACATCTCACCCTCCACGCGGTCTGCGCGAATGTTCTGCATGCGGAACCGGCTGATGCGGCTACCCATGTCCGTGGCACCAACGTACCCGGTCCATGAGAAGGCAACACCTGCTGTCGGCTCCTCCTCCGCTACGGCCATGGGCGCGTAGTACAGGAGGACATCATCAGTGCTGCCAATGAAGGCGTTGGATTCCGCCTCACCGCGCACGGCACTGTTCTTGATGGCACCCATGACTTCCACGTTGTCAATCTCCAGAAGCTCAGCGATGAGCCGCCGGACAACGCGGGCCGGGGTTTCGGTGGTGGCACCGCCGATGACTCGCGCCAATACAGCGTCATGGTCCACAAAGAGGTCCCATGCTTGCTGACCGAACAGGAGCCGGTTGGGCCGGAAGCCCGTGGCTGCCTGCATGGTGCGCATGCCAGTACGGATGTCCACAATGGGGTCCGCGCTGGCAGCATTCCACGTGGCGTCAACATCGTCATCCCAGATACTGGTGCCCATGAACGTGGAGGCAAACAGCACCTCACGCTTGATGAGCATCTTAAGGGTGACAAAGTCGGTGGCACTGCGGTCCAGACGAATCTGGCTATCAGCGTTTGCACGCTGGCGGTCAGTCACGTCCTTGTGGAACGCATACACCCGTGCGAAGTATGGGTTGGTGCTGACTTGGAATTGGCCGCCTGCGGATTCCGAACCATCCGCACGTTCTTCAGCCTCATCCCGGAACCAATCGCCCCGGTTGAATTCCCAGTACAGGTCTGACTGCTTCCCAACAGGCAGGTTGGGCATTGCCCGTGTGGCCACAAACGTGGTCGCATCCTGCATGTACTTCACGGAGAAGTTGGTCAGCGGCGCATTTACATGCACGTCACCCGCAGTGGGGTTAGTTGGTGCTGGCATTACTAGCTCCTCCTACTGGTTAGAGGGTCAGGACCGGAGCGCCCTGCAACAGAACGGAACAGAATTCCCCGTCCGCTGCGGCAGCACTGATGGCCTTGCCCAGAATTGCATCACCCGTGGTGTCAGCGTCCATTGCGGAGCCGTCCGTGTGCGGGCACACGTTGTCTCCGATGGCGACGGCCTCACCGGCCTCCACTTCTACCACAGCCCCTGTACCAAGCAGAGCCACCGCAATGGTGGGGTCAGCGTCAGCGGCACCCGCTTCCAGTGACACACCAATGCAGTTGTCACCACGCGCTGCCGCGACGATGACCTTGCCTGCTGTGGTCAGCTTGACAAACCGCCCCTGAGGCACTGCCGCGCCCGGGACAAAGGATTGCACATTGCCTGAACGATCACTCATAGCCGCGCTCCTTTACTGACCCGCCGTTGCGTCAAGCAACGTGGGGTTGGCATCACAGACTACGTCATACGCATCGTAGTAGTTGGTGCCGGGGTTGTCTTTTTGGTAAGCCTTTGCCAGAGATTCCAGCTTGGCCTCCGCCTCATTCAGCGTCTCACCACGCTTGCCGTAGGAGGTGCCCTCAGGCAGGTCTCCGTCCGCCGTGGTGCCCAGTTCCGTGTCAGCTTTCGCCAGCCGGGTGTTCTGAGCCTTGAGCGCATCCTGTGCAGCTTCGCGGACGGTCTCATCCGCAATGCCGTCTACCGCCTTGAGGATGGCCACGTGCGTGCTCACCTCGCCGGGGAAGGACACCATGTCCGTCTCCGCACGCTTGATGAATTCCGCATTGCGAATGCGGGCGCGGTCCTTGGCGATTTCCTTGCGGTCAGCATCATGGCGCTTGGCCATGGCAACCATGCGGGGGTCATCCGACTTGCGGAATTCCTCACCCTCATCAGATTTGTAGGTGACCGGGTCATCCTCCACTGCGGCGCTCACGTCAGCGGCGCGATCATCAGCGGACTTGTACAGAAACTCCTGCACGTCCTCATCAGACAGCGTTGCCATGTGCGCCTTTTCCGTGTCGGTGAGACCGGCACGCAGATTGGCCACCTCCAGTGCGTCCGCCTGTTCGTCCTTCTGCACGCGCAGCAGGTCCTCAGCTTCAGCCTTGGTGTAGGTGTCCTTGTCCAGAGTCGGCATAACTGCCTCCTGAAATGAAAAGGTTGTATGTTGTCTTGCTAACTGCTGACGTGTGCCCGTTTCAGGACGGAGGGCATGTGAGAAACCGGCTTATTGGGGTGGGCTTCAACCCAACCCCTGCGGATTCGCCCTATGACGGTCGCACGGTCATCAACAGATAGCTTACGTAGTTCGCGGTGGCGTTTGGCGGTAAGCCGTTGGACACACTGGCCGATAAGCCTGCGGTCTGCCCTTCCACCTTTAGAGATTTGAAAATCCCATGTAGCCGGGGCATTGGGGTCCCGCACTAACGCATAGTCGGACTGCGCAAGTTGCGAAGTGGTATGCTGCTCTGTTTCCGCAGCCTTGTCAACAGCAGCCGCCATCATCATGTGTTGGATGATGGCAGTAAGGTCCGCCTCATGGGTGTGGCCTTGATTCTCGCTGATGGTCACGGTGCCCTCCCCGTTGATGACAAAGCTGTGGCTGTGGCCCTTGCTGTCCTCACCGCCTGCATAGCTGGTGGTGCCGCCACCCTCCTCCAGTGTCCAACTGCGTAGCTCCACCCCATGCTGGTGGTCCTCCGCCGTGGACGTGAGCACCATGAGCTTGGCAATGGTCTCCATCAGGTATGGCTCATCCACTGCCCACTTCATGAGGGCGGCTACCGCAGGCTCCTGCGCCGGGCGGTCAACGGTGGAGATTTCGGCCAAATGGAATGAGCGCATGATGCGCTTGGTTTTGGCCTTGCAGGTCTCCTCACTGTTGGGCGACTTTTTGTCAAGCGCCGCAACCTTGACCTTGAGCACGTTGCCGTCCTCATCCTCATCCACACCCCGGGAGCCGCCGATACTGAAGCCTGTATAAGTGCCGTTCCGGTACTTCTCCAGAATGTCAGGGGTGGGCTTAATAGCGGTGAGCAACCCGGTGGTGGTGCCGTCAAAACCAAAAGCCTTGGAGGTGTCCTCTGTGATGGGCATGGCAAACACAGTCTGCTGGACAGATTCCCCCACGTGCATGTCCTTGGATTCCCGGGACTCCAGCATGTAGTCCGTGGATGCCTTCAGCATGGCATCCTCCGGGATGTGGTCACCTTGGGTGTCAAAGTACGGCTCTCCATTCACCTTGCACACGATTGCGAAGCCGAACACCAGCCCAAGCTCCTCATTGACTTTTAGAAATTGGTTCATAGGGTAGTCCCGTCCGTTGGTTGGTCTGTTAAGCAATGGCTGTAGTGTCTAGCACCCTCACTGTTGTCTCCTGCATGTCCTCATGGATTAACTGGGTGTCATCAGACGCCTCATCCCGGACAATTAGGCGGAAGCTGTAGGTGCCCTCCGCAATAGATTCCCCACCCAGCACTGCGGTGAAAAGTCCAGTGTCATTCCATGAAAGTTTGGCCGGTGCGCTGTCGCTGTCTACGCTCACCACAGGTGAGGACAGGACGCTAAGCTGGGCGCGGTCCACGCCGGAAGTATCCAAGGCGCTCTCTAATCCAGTGGTCCGGGATAGCTCATTGACTTGAATCTGGATAGAACCATCCGTGCCATTGAATACGTCAAAACGGGTCGCTACATTCTGTGGCATATCTTCACGCCTTCCTTAAGCCGGTAATGTGGCGTCACGTCATCTTACTTTGCAGAGCAGAGCACCGCCAGCGTTGTCCACTTCCATGGACGCGCCTGCTGCGCGGACAATGATGCGGCCTGTAATAGTGACTTCAGCAGGCGCACCAAGGAATCCGCTGGCCGCTGCCGTCGCATGATCTAACACCGCACTGACAGACGCAACCACGGTCAACTGGCCCAGTGCTACGCAGGCGGTGTCTGCCAGCGTCCCAGCTACCTCACTGGCAATGTAGCCTTGGATGACTGCGGTGGTGTCCTCAAGGGTCTCCGCAACCGTGCCGGTCAATTCTTGGTCAGAGACAGAGGCCCCGCCAACGTCATCCAGCGTGACCGTGACCGCGCCTGTGACCGTAACTATGGCCTGAGCAAACGCAGTGGTCTCCGCCGTTGTGTCAGCCGCTGTGCCAGTAAGCTCCAGCGTGCCGCTGACCACCACCCCGTCATCTGTCAGGGTGGCTGAGACGGTCCCTGTAAGCTCCTGCGTGCCACCGGCCACCATGGCGGTGTCTGCCAGCGTCCCAGCTACCTCACTGGCAATGTAGCCTTGGATGACTGCGGTGGTGTCCTCAAGGGTCTC